GTAATGAACAAGCTGGGAACAATCTCGGATGGTAAACCAGTGTATCCAATGTTTGTAACTGATACGCATGTTTCCAAAGAAGAAATACCAGTTGCCGACGGCACACCAGTCTATATAGGTTTGGACTTTGGACTGACACCCGCTGGGGTGTTTGCACAAAAGATACGAGGTCGTTGGCTGATACAATCAGAGATTGTCGCGTTTGACATGGGTATTGTTCGCTTTTCGGAAATACTTAGAGAAGAGATTGCAACCAAGTATGCCAACTGTGAAGCATTAATCTATGGAGATCCAAGTGGAGATTTCAGGGCGCAGACAGATGAAAGTACACCATTTCAGATACTAAGGGGTGCTGGACTCAGAGCCTTACCAGCACCATCGAATGATGTGTCAATCAGATTGGAAGCTGTAAACAAATCATTGATGAAGATGGTAGAAGGTATCCCAGCTTTCTTAATAGACTTTCGTTGTCGTCAGATTATTAAAGGATTTGAAGGTGGGTATCAGTATCGACGAATGCAAGTATCAGGAGAAAGATTTACCGATAAGCCTGAGAAGAACATGTATTCGCATATCCACGATGCACTTCAATACTTAATGCTCGGTGCTGGTGAAGGACGATCTATCATTGGCAATAACAAACCATTGCAATCCTTTAATGCAAAACCTGAGTTTGATGTTTTTCGTCGACGTCCTAAAGCAAGGAGAAATGGATTATGGTCAAGGTTATAGCCTTTAGGCTGTTTCTTTTATTCTATGGAATAGCTCTCTATATTATCTTGGATTACTTTTGTGCGTGGAACTATATTTGTATTTAGATTAAGGACAAACTTATGTGTTTTTTTAAACGACCTAATTATTCAATGCCTGAAGCTAAAGTCGATCCTGAAATCGAAAAGGCAAAGGCTGAAGAAAAAGCTAAACAAGAAGCTGAAAAGAAAAAGCAAGAAGAATATAAGAAAAAAGTAAGTGCTGGTAAAGTTGGAAAGCGATCACTGATATCAGGACAATCAGGTGGCATTGGATATTATAAGGAAACTCTATAATGGTTGAAGTCAATACTGTTATTCCACTTGATACTGGATCAGACAAAGGGTTGTCTTTTTTATTAAAAAGATATGATAAAGCAAAATCCACAAGAGAAAACTGGGTTTCATTATTTGAGGAGTGTTACGAATATGCCTTACCACAAAGGGAAAGCTTCTATGCTGAAACACCTGGTCAAAGACGAGATGACAAAATCTTTGACGAAACTGCCGTGGTCGGAGTTCAGGAGTTTGCATCCAGACTGCAATCAGGCTTTGCCTTTTC